CTATCATTTAGGATAATATGAAAATAAAAATAAACATACAATCTGAATCTAATTTAATTACAAATTCATCTAGTGAGATCTTTTGTGCTATATCTTCTTTATCTGAAGATTCAATAAAGATGGTCCAGGAATATCTTAATTCATTCCTTCCTGATGGTGTTGAGTATTCAAGTCCTTCTGATATCTTTACAATGGATGAATCTAGATATGTTATTACGTTTCAGATTAGTTACTCAGAAAACCATGAAGAGACTGGAAGACAGATGTACACTTTAATAAAACAATTATTAAAGGAGCATTTTCCAGGGGATAATTCATTTACTGTTGAAGATGGAAAGAATTATGATTAAACTTCAAAGTGTCAGCGATATCATTACAAATTCTTCTTCCGAAATCTTTCAGATTAAAGCTGATATGTCAGAACAAACTTTCTATAGAATTTGGCATAAGCTTCTAAATAAATATGAAAAAGGTTGGAAGCATTCTGGAATTGATCATACTTACTTGGGGATTTTTGAAGTAGAAGATGAGTATATTATGCTTAGATTTCCTTCTATGTGTAACATAGGGTATGATATGCGTAAAGCTCTTGAGGAACTTTTTGGAAAAGGAAATGTTCAATACTTTAGTTATTAAAATACAATCTGTTTCTGATGTAATTACAAACAGCAGTACAGAGATTTATACGGTTTGTACAGAATATACTTTAGATAGATTAAAAGATATTGTTAATAGTATCTTAAAAATCGCTGATTCTACACTTACAGCAGATGACTTATTCACCTTTGAGTTAGAGGAAGAACCTGATGAGTACTATAACTATTATGATAGAGGTTATAAAGTTATCCCAAAAAAGAAAACTACACTGAAGCTGCCAAATATTTATCTAATATAATGGATATATTTGAACAAAATGCTTCTTTTGATTCTTAATAAAAATGAAAGATTGGAAAGCATGGGGAATTAAGAAAAGAGTATTCCCAGATAAGAATTATAATGCAATTTGGCATGATTTAAAGACTGTTCGATTAGGTTCTGGGCAAGCTAAAGAATTAGATTACCCAGAATTCTACGATGTTGGAATTAATACTCTTTGTAATCTAGGATGCCCATTTTGTTATGTTGGAGCCACATCTAAAGGAGTAAATCATGATCATATATGTGAAAAGGCAAAATTCTTCTTTGGCAGTATGTCTGAGAATGAAAAGCCGTTTCAAATTGCAATTGGTGAATAATTTTTAAAATATTATAAATTACATATAAAATTTTAGTAAAATATTAATAGTAATTTTGCAGAACCAAAATTAGTTCTCATATTTGTATATAATCAAAAATATTCAAATATGGAAAAAATTAATTTAACTAATGCTTGAGGAATATATAAAATTTTAAATATAAAAAATAATAAATTTTATATAGGTTCTTCTACAAATTTAAGAAAAAGATTGTATGAGCATTATAGAGAATTAACTCAAGGAATACATTGTAATAAACACTTACAATCTTCTTGAATTAAATACGGAAAAGATGGATTTAAATTTCAAATTCTCAAAATTATTGCGAATACTACTAATTTTACTAATAAAAATTTACGAGATTTAGAAACAGAATATATTATTAAAACACAATGTTATAAAGATTCTATAGGATACAATATTATTCCTGGAGGAATAGGAACTTTAAATTTACACTGTTCAGAAGAAGTTAGAAGAAAGATTTTTAAGGCTAATAAAGGAAAAATTGCTTGAAATAAAGGAATTTCTATGTCAAAAGAGCAAAAAGAAAAACTTTCTGAATCTAAAATACGCAGTAAAGGAAAATTTATAGACGTATATACTATAGAAGGAACTTTTGTTGAAACTTTGAATTCTATTAGTAAAGTAATGGAAAAATATAAAGTTGCAAAAAATACAATCATAGATCAATGCAAAGGCAGAAGATGTGGTAAAAAATGAATATTTAAATACCATAATGAATTAATAGAAAACACAAGATTATATATCAAAAATAAAACTTATGATGAAAAGCTCTTTTATATTTATAACTTAAATCGAGAATTATTAATTAAGGTTAAGTATAAAAAAGATGTTGTTTTCTATTTAACAAATTCTTCTAAAAGAAATGGATCAATTGAAAGAAAATTAGAGCAATGTGTTAAAAATAATAATCCTGTTTGTTTATATGGAAATTATATAATAGAATTTAAAAACGCCCTTAATAATAGTAATATTATTAATGTATCGCGCCAACTCAGTAAGGATGATACTGAGGGTATCAGTAATGATGCTAACGGTGAAGCCTAAGTCAGAAATGATATGGTAATACCGTGCTAACTTTAAAGGTAATATGTTAAAGTAGTGTAACGAGTATGGATGAACCTTCTATTGAAGAATATAAAACTTTGAAGGGCGCGACATCCTTATGGATGAAAATGTACTCTGTGATAATAGAAATATTATTGTCTCTAACGTCAACTGGAGAACCTACTATTCATCCAGAATTCTGTGATTTTCTTGAAACGATCTATAATCTTGGTATTGTACCAAACTATACCACTAACGGTTTAGTATTTGGAAACGATAAATACCCTTGGAAAAAGATTTTAGAATATACTAATAAATATGTTGGAGGTGTTGCGGTATCTGCTAATTCTTTCAATCCTACAATAGATAGAGCATGGAGAAATGCAGTATGGCTTCTTGATACATATGGTAATACTAATATTAATATTCATTATATTATTGATGATATTAAATCTGTAGATAATTTTGTTAAAATATATAATGAATATAAAAATACTGTATTATACTTTGTACTACTTCCTTTGATGCCTTCTGGTCGGTCATCAAATAAATACTCGCAAGAAGCATTTGAATATCTTCTTGAACAAGATATAGACTTTAAACAAGTTGCATTTGGAGCACATTTCTATGACTCTTTATGTAATCAAAATAAGTTAGGATGTTATTTATATCCTCCTGAAAGTCTATCTAAAAACCTTATTTTAGGAGAGAAGATTATGGTTACTCCAAGTTCCTTTAATCTTACTCCTATTAAAGAAATTAATTTCAATTATGAAAACTTGTAAAGTAATTTTTAGAGATGAAACTTTAGCACAAGATAGTATTGTAGATTGTTGGTTAAATGAGACTGGTGATCTAGAATTTAAACTTTATTTTGATCCTCCAGTAACAGAAACTTCTGACCTTGGTTCATTAGCTGGACAGTTATGCTATAGTTTCTGTAAAGCTTTAAAGGATGAATAAAATCATATTGTTAAATGCAATTGTTGGAAGTCAGGCGTATGGAACAAATACGCCTGACTCTGACATTGATACAAAGGGAGTATATCTTCAGGATCCTATGGAAGTCTTAGGGATGGAATATAAGGAACAGATTAACCTGGATAAGGATGCCTGCTTATATGAAGTTAGAAGATTTTTGCAACTACTTTGTAGTGGAAATCCTACTATGTTGGAACTTTTGTATATTCCTGAAGATTGTATTCTAGAAAAGCACCCTTTGTGGGATATTATATCGAAACATAGAAGTGCATTTCTAACTAAACAATGCTACTTTAGTTTTGCTGGTTATGCATACCAACAAGTAGAAAAGGCTAAAGGGCTAAATAAGAAAATGAATTGGGAGGCTGGTAAAGTAAAAAGAAAAAGGCCAATTGATTTTCTAAAAGTTATTGATAACTGTAAAACATATCCTCTTGCTGAATGGTTAAAGCGTAATCAGATGCATGAGGATTGCTGTGGACTTGCTAAAGTTAATGATTCAGAGAATCTTTATGCTTTGTGGTATGATGACATTAAAGAAATGTCTAAGACCAAAGACTTGTCTAATCCTAGATATAAAGATTGGAAAGATTTTGGATATAAAGGAGTTTGTAATGATGTTGAACTACTACTTTCAGAGATTCCAGAATGGCAAATTCCTATGTGTAGGTGTAACCTTTACTACAATAGGAATGGTTGGGGAGAGCATTGTAAAGACTATAATTCCTACCAAACTTGGCTGAAAGAAAGAAACACACAAAGATATGTAGATATTCAAAATCATGGACAAAAGATCGATGGCAAAAATATGTTACATTGTATAAGATTATTACAATGTGCTAATGATATCTTAGATCTTAAAACTATTAATGTTAGAGTTAAGAACCCTGAATATTTACTATCTATTAGACATGGAAAAGTATCTTTAGAAGAATTACTTGAATCAGAAAGAAATCAAATTAAAGGGTTGAAGCAAAAATTTGAAGACAGTGATTTACCACATTCAGTAGATCCAGATTTAGTCAAATCAATATTGAATGAAATAAGAAAAGAATCATTAAATTTGTTTTAAATGAAATCGGAATTTATTACATTACAATTACTCTCAGAGAGTTTTGAAGGTAAGCTGGAATGACTGGTTAACAATAATAGTGACAAAGTAGCTAAACATCTTTTAGAGGCTAATCAACTTATTAGACTTTATGGCAATACAATTGAGGAAAATAATAAAAATCCATTATTTCCTGTTCCAGAATCTATTTTATCAGGTTATATAAAAGAGATTAATGCAAGATTGTCTGATTATGGAAGACAGTTAACTCTTAAAACTGATGCTTTTGAAGTTTCATTTCTTCCTAAAGGCTGTACTCCTGAATATACTAAAAGTGGTAGATGGGC